GAACCCCTCCTTTTGTCTGTGAAAGAGACATGTCCTAACCGATAGACGAATGGTGCATATACCAAACTAAAATACACTGGGTGTTTAACAGAGAACTCAGATTTGAACCTGACCTACCGTGCCGTCCACGGACTTGTCTGTTAACCACATTACTTGCCAAGTTGTTCCAGCGTGACCACCGTATCCACCTTTCGGTTTCGTTTCCATCTTTCATGTATCTTAGCAGAGCCCAGCCGTCACTGGGATTTAGAACTCTGCATAAAATACCTACTGGCTTGGTAACCAATGCATTTTAGTTTGGCAGGGGCACTTGGAATCGAACCAAGAACGACGGATTCAAAATCCGTAGTGATACCACTTCACTATGCCCCAACAATAACTATCGCAAAATTTTAAAGAACAGTTGGCTGGGCTCTGCCCATTTAATGTTTCCTGCTCAGCTTTTTGCTTTTCAGCGTGCTTTGCGTTTTGAAACAACCAGAACCTCAAGTATAACTCAGATCCTATTTAATGTCAAGGACTATTTTTAGTAACCTTACAGTTCGTAGGGTCTTTAATCATAGCACCTTATCACATCAGAACCTCAAGTATAACTCAGATCCACATTTAAGTCAAGCGATAACCCTACACGATGGTAGGGTATACCTCAAAACAAAAAACCCTCAGGACTTTCATCTCTGAGGGTTTGGGTAAATAATCTGTTAGACTAGTCTACTTACCGAAACCCTCTCTTATCATTCTCAATCGCATAACCCAATACTGGTGTGCGTGAGCATGTCCATCCACTAAAGAGTGGTAGCTGCTTATGCATAGGTATGGATCTTAACGACATTGAAAATTTTTCCTTTGATTCAGTAAGAACTTTTCAGTCCTTTGTTTATTTATAGTAATTATACACTCAATTTGATTAAATGTCAATCTTTTTTACATTTATTTTGCATGTTTCAAGAAAATCGACACCAGCAGTATTGCGATAAGAGTCCCGATATAGAACACTGCCAATACCACTTTGGTAGATAAGTTTGGCACAGTCCAAACATGGAGCATGGGTAATAAACATAGTAGCACCCAGACCAGATTCGTTAGACTTAGCAAGTTTCGCAATCGCATTTGTTTCAGCATGAAGCACCTCTGGTTTAGATTTTAATTCATATAATTTTTTATTCACATCAAGATAAACATCTACCTTGCTCTGATATAACATTGATTCTTCTAGCGATGAATCAACATAAATTTTATCTTCACATTCGTTTGTCCAACCAGAAGGCATACCATTATATCCAATGGAAATGATACGATCATCTTTTACAACAATGGCACCAACATGCAATCGCTTTGCTGAAGACAACTGAGCAAATCGTTCAGCTGTGTCCATGTAAGCACGAATCCACTTATCTTTCAATGTACGACTCCATTTTGATCTGGCACTGGTTTATTTCCAACTTCTAAACAGAATTTTCTAAATTCCTCACCGATACCAAGAGAGTCACAAAGCAGTGTCATTCTAGCAATGGCAACAGCACTCACCGATAGTGGATCTATCTTGTGTTGATCGATCCACTTTATCAGCGCAGCATCTACCTTGTTTGTCAGTTTCAATAATTCGCTTTCAATCACGCTGTTTCTCCAAACACTTCTTTCTCAGCCTGTGTCAACAACACATTTGCAAATTGCTGACAAAAAATGTTAAACCAAATTTCATCAAGCAATGGTGCTGGTGCACCTGCTTTCACTACCAGTGCTTTCAACTCATCATTCATATCGACATCACTTTCTTCAAAACATCATTGGCATCACTCAAATCGCTCAAGTCATCTTCGTAAGACTCAATGATCAACATGCGCTGCAGCAAATCTGCTTCAGCTTGTAATTCTTTATCAAGAGAATAGTACCACTCAAAGTAGTCATCCTCTGTGTCTAACTTCCACATGATATTCAACATGCGTTTTTGACGCTTGGTCACACCATGAATTATAAGTTCGTTCATAGTGTTTCCTTAAAAATGTTAGACCATGTCATCAACTTATTCAGTTTCTCATTCTTTGCTGTCATTACAGCTGACTCACCCACGATATCATTATCAATTAGCAAGTCAATCATACACATAAGGTCACCAATTTCTTCTTCAAGATGTTGACGATTGCTCAATCCTTTGAAGAAATCGTCAGCACCAAACCGAAAAACCTTACTGATTGCTTGAATAACCTCGGCACATTCTTCCTGCGTAATCAGCAAGATTTCTTTTTTCGAATCACTCATCATAATCATACACTCCATAATCTTCATCAGTACCCAGCCCAGCACTTGCCATGGCTGAATCAAAATCACCATCCATACTGTCATCGTATGGCTCACCGATTTCTTCTGCTTCAAGAACATCGTATACCATTTCCAATGTAACACCGAGAACCCCTGAGATTGAAACAGGTTTCAAACCCTCATCAGATAACTCAAGAATTTTCGCATGTAAATCTGCAACTTTACTCATACAGTCTCCTCAATTTTTACATTACCAACTCGCTCATCCCAGCGTTGTTGAACAATTTCATTTACCCAATCAACTGGACAGCCCAGTTCATCGGCAATTTCTTGACATGATTTGTAGTTGTGTGGACCACGAAATGTGTCAAGAGATTCGTGAATGTTTTCCCACAACTGTTTCATCTGAGCCATGATTAAACCCTTTCTTCCATTTTGGCTTCCATAATTTCACCGAGGATAAACTTCGCAACATTCAACTGTTTACGAACATCTTCCTTGTTGAACCCATGCTCAATCATATGCTGGCAGTCAGACATAATTCCCATAACAACCATTTCAAGACCAGACAATTGAGCAGTGATTCCACTCATGTACTGTTCACGAATAGCAGACTCAGGCATACCATAGCAGTTCTTTTCAAATTCAGTCATTTTCAGTTCCTTTTTAATCATCATAAGATAATTATACGTCCAAACCGAATTAATGTCAAGCACTATCATGAAAAACCCTACAAGGTGTAGGGTTAATAAAAAAGGTTTAAAAACAAGGACTTGGCTACTTTTTAGGGACTTTTTCTACCTTTGGGATGAACCCAGTGTCCTCAGCCCACTTTTTGGTCAACTTTGGATACAACTTGTTCAGCTTTTGATCTTTAATTGCAATCATCAACTGTGCTTCGTCTTCATGAATGCCCTCAAGCAATCCAACAAACATCTGCTCACGCTGAAGTTGTTTAAGATCCGCACGACAAAACACATAGAACCTACGCAACTCTGTGTATAGATTTGTCGGTGTCATGCCTAATGGTTCAACTGCTGTCTTGTAAGGTGGCAAACCATCAGGCAACAGCCATTTCTTTTCAGGTAGGTATGCGTACTCAAAAATAATTTTCAGTGCTGGAATACGATCCTTGAACTTGTCAAGATTTTTTGGGTCTGCATTCATGGCAGACAAGATTTCGGTAAGTGGCTGTGCCATTAAAACTCCTCAATTTCATCAAGTAACAATCGACATCTGTTGGCAATGAGATAATTCATAATTGCCATCTTGTCGCCTTTTGGTTTAATACTTAGGTATGTGTCAAGGATCAATTTTTTAATGTTCTCAGGAATGTGATCAAAGTTTACCAAAATCTGATTGCGTTGCCAGTTGCGTCGTTCCTCATCATTTTTACAAGCAAGGAAACCATTGACCATAAACTCAGTCAATCGTTTTGATGACACTGGTGTTTGTCTATCACCAACAACGAAGCAGTTATCTTTACTCAGAATGTTTGGAATACCATCACCAGTATCACCCTTAACAATATGAGTAATGTAGTTCTCGTGTAGTTCAGACTTCTTGGCAGTAATCATCTTACGCAACAGAGGGCTGTATTGCTTCACATTCTCATACTTGTGTAGTTGTTTAAAGTCTTTGTCACTTGAAACAATCATGACATTTTCATTGAACCCAAACTCTTGAGTCTGTTGAGTAAGAACCGCAATGACATCATCTGCTTCACAGGTGTCAAGGTGCATAACTTTGTAAGGGAAGAACTCAATAATTTCTTCGCGAATCTTACTCAGCGTATCAAAAATCATGCCCCAGTCTAAGTCGGAAGCATCGCGATGTTTCTTGCGACTTGCTTTGTAGTGCTCAAAATATGTACGACGCCAGTAGTTACGTCCATCACACGCAATAACAATGTCACCATAATCTTTACCATACTTTTTCTTGTATGATTTGATAGTTGACAATGTCGCATGACGAATCAAGTCAGTTGTTGCTTTGGCATCGCCTGACATCAACTCTTTCTTGAAGGAAAGAATATTAGCCAGTGATACCTGTGAGTAATCAATTAGAATCATGAAAACACTTTCAATAGGATACATTCTTCGTTAACACGACCATTGACAGTTGCTTCCTTGGTCGTCAATGCTTTATACGCTGCATTTAGTGGACGCTTACCCATGCCTTGATAACCTGTCACCAACTCTGGCTTGCGCAGTGTACGACCACCTGAGTTCGCTGGATCATAGCCAATGATAGTAGTTCCCTTGACGGACAAACCCTTATCATCCATGGCACGATAAACCTGCAGTTTCTTGTACTTTGTGTTATACACCCACAGTTCTTGACTGTTGATGATACCAGTTGCAACAATAGACTTGATAGATAACTCAGAGAAATCCTTCATGAATTTCATCTTTGACACCAACACACCTGCTGGCTTTTCCTTGCGTTGACGTGGTGCTCTTGTTGCCTTGGCTACTTGAACCTGTAAACCACACGCCACTGGGATTGACTCATAGAGTGCCAGCATCTTCTTGATCTTTGTTTTCTTGAGGTGCGAGTAACCTTCATTAAGTTGCTCATCTTTACCTTCAAGCACTTCCTTGAGTTCTTCAATTGTTTTGTCAAACATGTTGACCATAAGTTTCGCAACTGGTCCACTGATTTGATAGTTCTTCAAGACAGTTGAAGCATCAAATGACTTATCATCGATAATGAAATCGTCAATCAATCCTTCAAATTCTCCAGCCATACCACGTGCTTTCTCAAGCATGCGTTCTTGAATGGAAATAACATTGGCTGCTTCTTTGGCAACTGATGCGTCAACTTCTTTCTTTGTTGGTTCAGGTTTCGGTAGTGTGTTCTTCAATTCAGCAAATTTCTTTGCGAAGTAGAGTGCTTCCTTCTCAAGTAAATCTGAACCAGTGTCTTGTAATCTGGCAAGGATACCTGCTTGACGGAAAAGTTTCTCATCAAGTTTGGTAAGTTGTACTGCCAGTTTCTTGTCGGTCTGAGCGACATGATGAATGAACCACTTCTTTTTATCTTTGTCATCATGATGTGCGTTAAAATAATTCAACGCATGTAGTAAGTCTACTTGATAATGATTAGAACGAAGTTGTGGTTCATCACCTTTTACCATTCGTTCATGTTTTGCTGCTTGCAGTTTGTTTTTAGCCGATGTAGCCATAGGGTATTCTCCTCAGTTAAGTATTAATTATACCCTATTTAACAATTAAAGTCAAGCATTATTTTTTGAACGATACACCAGTTGTGCCACCGACTACACCACCCAAGACCACTGTAGCGATCCAAGTGTTGAAAGACAAGGGGATTGCAAGAGCAGGGAACAGAGTGTTTAGCGACCAAATAGTTGCAACTGGCATGATAACAATCAAAGCAAAAATTACTGCAACAACAAATAAAATCTTAGCCATTGTTTTTCTCCTGAACGATTGCTTCATACAAATCTTCAAACTCTTCATGCTCCGCTACTTCTTGAGTGTAGTTTTGCTTGTGATATACCTTTGCCATACGAGCAAGGGTTTTCTTTGGAAGTAAAAACTTCTCTGACATATCCTTGATTGTTTCACGAATCAAGTCACGCTCTGCTTCAATGCGAGTCATTGACCCACTAATCTCAGCAAGCATTTTCTTGATCTTGTTACGATCTTCTGGACTGGATACTGATTGTGTCATTGTTGTTCCTTCAATTCTTTGATACGCATTTCTAAAACAGCAATCGCAGTGTTAAAATGCCCTGTTCCTTCTGTCTCTGGATTGTAGTAGCGACGCAGAACTTCTACCTCAGTTTCCAATACAGCGATGTATTCTTCTCTTGTTGTGTCGTAGGTAATCATACTGTTCCCCAATCAATGCGAGTAATATTACTGGTGTTAAAAGAACGCCATTCTTGTTTATCTAAGTCAAAGGCAGCAACAGCATCACCTGTTGTCATGGTACCAGTACCTTTTGGTTGCATAGCATCAGGAATCAAATCGGATTGTTTGGTGCACTTCATAACACGAAGTGTTCCATCTTTCTTGGTGAAAGTCACAGTGATTGTGCTTTCGCTTAGATAACCACGCAGATATTCAGCGAACTCTGGCTCTTTCATGATTGCATCTAGATCAACACCAGATGCTTTTGCCAATGAAATAAAATCAATACCACTATTACTTGTTACCATAACGAACCTCACCTATATTTTGAAAAAACTTACAGAATTGTATAAACATTTTAGTATCTAAATTAAAGTCAATGTCTGGATAGACAGGTCTTTTACCTGTGCTGTCATCAGTATTTGCTCGCTTAATTTTAATTTGATGTAGATCATATTTCTTGTCATGAACATGTTCCATACGGATTTGGTAATCCTCGGTAACATCTAACTCGACATATGATTTTACACTTGGATCAATCGCCATAGGGTATCACTTTCACTTTTATAAACTCACCATCACCATTCTCCACTGGTTGAGCAGATACTAGGATAGATTGTTTGGGTCCAAAAATTGGCCAGTTC